AATGAAAAAAATGGACACGACAGGTGGTCGAACGGTATCAGATCAAGACGCTCAAAATAAAATGGACGGCGGCATGGTAATGCCAAAGAAAAAGAAAAAAGCTAAAAGGATGATGGGTGGCGGTAAAGTCTACTCACGCGGGTCTAGAAAAGCTAATTACGGTGGCTAGTAAAAAAGAAAAAGTGGCAGAACTAAGCCCCTACGATTTCCCACGCAGGTTATTAAAAAGCACTGTTACAAAAGAGGGAGTTCCTTTATTTGCAGAAGATTCTCCAAGTGCTGCTACAAATTTAATGGATGCTGCTCTTTTAAAAATAGATTTAATGGAAAAGGGAACGCCTGATCCTAAAAAATACAAATATAGTGCAGCACAAAAGAAACGACCTTCTACACAGAGATTCATAGCAGACTGGAACTACGTACACGAAGCAGAAAAAAATAAAAATTTTACCGAAACTTATAAAAAAGCTAGAAAACTTTATAGGCAAGCTAAATCAGAAACCTTTAAAGAAACAGGAAGACGTTCTTTAAGAAGTTATGATACTTCAAAAAAACCTGACATAGACACTAAAATAGAATTGTCAAAGGAAAGAGACCCCATAAGAGAATCGTCTATCACAATAAATCTAGATGAAGACACAGGACAACCTGCAACTTCGTTTGATAGAAAAAAAATGAGACTCGTCAAAGAACGACGCGCTCCAGAAGTTATGGCAGAACAAAAAAGACTAGAAGAATTGCATAGAAAAAGAGGTCGTTTGCCTGAATATTTAGAGATGTTGCAAAATCAATATGAGCGAGCAACGTACGATGTTTCTGGGCGACGGTCAACTGAATTTGATCGAAGGTATCTTGCTCCTACCATAGAACGCATACGAGAAGAAATATCTAATTATAATGAGGGTGGCGTAGTAAAACGTAAGACAAAACGCAAAAAGAAACCTAAAGTAACAAAGAAAACCTATTCAAGCGGATCAAGAAAGGCTAAATACAATGGCTAGGCGTGGTTTGTATGCCAACATCGCTGCTAAAAGGCGTAGAATAAAGGCAGGTTCAGGCGAAAAGATGAGAAAAGCGGGTGCAAAAGGCGCTCCGACTAGTGGTCAATTTAAAAGAGCCGCGCAAACGGCGCGTAAAAGGCGTAAATAATTATGAAAAGTAAAAAACTTAGCCAAAAACAACGTAAAATTGCAAGCGCGGCACCGCCTCGTAACAGAATTACGGGTGCAGACTTCAAAAAGATGAAGAAACGAAAGAAAAAACGAGCATAAGATGGCACAAAAGGCAATTCCTCGCACTAAAAAGAACTATCGTGCTACTAAAAAGGGTGCAGGAATGACACGCGCTGGCGTAGCAGCGCATCGTAGAGCAAATCCGGGGAGTAAACTCAAAACGGCAGTGACCGGAAAGGTCAAGCCGGGGAGCAAGGCGGCAAAACGGCGTAAATCGTACTGTGCTAGAAGTGCAGGGCAGTTAAAACGCTCTTCTGCCAAGACACGAAACGATCCCAATTCGAGAATACGCCAAGCAAGAAGGCGCTGGAAATGCTAACAAAGGAGAAGTGCTATTTCTTACCTCATAAGCAACATTCCTCATTTCAAATGTTGGATACGCAAAGAGTTTACGCATAATCATCACGAAGAATATCATGGAGAGCTACTACACGCTCTTGTTATCGCAGTAAATACAATTCCAGACCGTTGTCTTAGTTTTCAGGTTGTGTTTACAGGCATAGATGAAGAAGAAAATATACACGGTGGCGCAATGTGGGCAAGAATGCCCATTACAGCCCTAGTTGCAGACGAGGGCTTAGACGAAGTACCAGAGCGAATGGATACACACCTAGCCCAGCCGTGGGACTGTTCATCTCGAAACCATAGCATCATTGTTATGGACAGAATCAGTTCAAGTCCGTGGATTTGTAAAATAGGTGGAGATTTCTACAAAGGACGCTATATGTTTACTGTAGATTACACTGACAGCTACATTAGTGACGATCCTGCACAACACAAACAAAGCCACGTACTACAGCTTATCGACGCTGACAAATGGACAGGCAACATCGTTGCACTGCCAAATAACAGAGTACGAGTTACGAACCCAGCTTTATGGGTTACTGGAGAGGGAGCGCCTGATTTTGCACCTAGTCAGTACATACACTCATCAGAAATACACGATAGCTACACAGACCCTGATATAACCTTTGATAATTTATATAAGGAATAAACCATGCGTAAAAAAACTAAGTACATGTCGAAAGGCGGCATGATGCCGAAAAAGACCAAGTATGCTTCTAAAAAGAAACCAGCCGCAAAACGTAAAAAGCGTGCGTAAATGGCTGCTCGACGCAAAAAGCCAGCAACCAAGTCTAGAGTAAATGAGGCTGGAAACTATACAAAGCCCGCTATGCGAAAACGCCTATTTAACCAAATTAAGGCGGGTGGAAAAGGCGGCAAGCCCGGACAGTGGAGCGCACGAAAGGCACAGATGTTGGCAAAAAGGTACAAAGCGTCCGGTGGTGGATATCGCGGATAATGGCCTTAAAGAAGTCACAACGAAGCCTCAAGTCGTGGGGCAAACAGAAATGGAGAACCAAATCTGGCAAACCCTCTACACAAGGCCCAAAAGCAACCGGAGAAAGATATCTACCCTCCGCAGCTATTCGTTCTCTATCCTCGTCTGAGTACGCAGCTACAACACGCAAAAAAAGACAATCTATTAAAAAAGGCAAACAACATTCTAAACAACCAAAACGTATTGCAAAAAAAACTAGGGCGCACCGCCGAGTTACATAATTTGTATGGTTTTGAAACATGACCAAAGTAGCAGACAATATACAAAAAAAGAAAAGGGGAAGACCTTCTTTAAAACCCGGAGAAAAAGGGCGCTACCAGTACTCAAGAGTGCAAAAAAAGAAAGTAAGCGAGCGCCAAAAGATCGCAGCGCAGAAACAGAGCTTAGAGAGAGCGGAGAAACGGCTACAGAAGCTGAACAAGAAATCGGAAGCGTTGAAGACATCGGATCGTATCGCTGGCAAAGGTGGCGTACTTGACGAGACAACGATATCTCAACTTCCAGCACAAGTACGAGAACAGCTACAGGAAGATACAGAACTTATCTTCAGTCCAAACGAAGGTCCACAAACGGACTTTCTAGCATCACCAGAGAAAGAAGTATTGTATGGTGGCGCAGCGGGTGGTGGAAAGTCCTATGCAATGTTGGTAGACCTTTTACGGTATGCTGACAATCCTAACCATAAAGCTTTACTTTTACGACGTACACTTGCAGAGCTAACAGAGCTTATTGAACAATCACGCAAACTCTACCCTCGCGCCTTTAACGGTGCAGTATTTAGAGAATCAAAATCAACATGGATGTTTCCGAGTGGTGCTACAGCTCTCTTTAGTTATGTAGATAAAGACCACGACGTTACACGATATCAAGGACAAGCTTTTACATGGATAGGCGTCGATGAACTGGGACATTACCCCACCCCCTATGTTTGGACTTACCTTCGTAGTCGTCTCAGAACCACCGACCCCACGCTGGAAACGTATATGCGAGCATCTGCGAATCCGGGTGGTTCAGGTGGTTGGTGGATTAAAAAGATGTTTATTGATCCTTCGCCACCGAACACGCCGTTCTGGGCCGTCGATCCTGACACGGGAAGAGTACTTAAAAACCCAAAGACACAACAACCGCTGTTTCAACGCAGGTTCATACCAGCAAGACTTACAGATAACCCTTACTTAGCAGAGTCTGGTGAATATGAAGCAATGCTTCTTAGTTTGCCAGAAGTAGAACGCAGAAGGCTTCTAGAGGGTGATTGGGACGTAGCAGAGGGAGCAGCATTCAGTGAATTTGACAGGACTGTACACGTTGTTGAACCATTTGAGATTCCGTATAATTGGCCCCGTATACGGGCAATGGATTATGGATATAGTAGTCCTTCTTGCGTTCTCTGGGGCGCGGTAGATTGGGACAACAATCTTTGGATATACCGAGAACTTTACGACAAAGGACACACTGGAGAAAGTATCGCAGAACTCATCATGTCTTTAGAGTATGACGATCCTCCAATGACACAATCAGTTTTAGATGGTTCTTGTTGGTCAAGACATGGCACAGGACCAAGCATAGCAGAGACAATGATTCGCAGAGGCGCACGGTTTACGCCAGCGGACAGAAATCGCATAGCCGGGAAAATCGAACTTCACCGTAGACTAGCAATAAAAGATGGAAGAGAACCCGGTTTACGAATTTTTGGCACTTGTACAAATCTAGTACGCACACTGCCTACGTTACCACTTTCTAAGACACAATCAGAGGATGTGGACACAAAGGCAGAAGATCATGCGTACGATGCTTTACGGTACTTGTGTATGACTCGTCAGACTGGCTATGCAACAAGTTCGATGTTTAATTCTATCAAACAGCAAGAAAGCTATCAACCA